ACAATATCCAGGGCAGCGTTAATCATGGCAGACGGCATTAACTTTAATCTGCTGACACAAGACATCCCAAATATAGGGACAGTGTGGGAAGCGGCTAAACAGCGCGATATTCAGACTCAGATGGCGCAAAACCAGCTGAGAGCCGCACAGATGCAATTTGAGCAAGCGCAAAATGCGGCGGAAGAAAATGCGCGGTTGAAGCGGCTGTATTCGCAGCCGGGGTTTGACATCAACAACCCAGAGCATCGCCGTGAGATTATGAACATCTCGCCAACGCAAGGCATGGCGTTGGAGGCTGAAGCTCGCAAGATAGACGCGGAAAAGGCGAAGGCTGAAAAAGAACGCACCGAAACCGCGGGGCTTAAAGCTAAGCACGAACGCGAAAAGCTGCACGGCGCGATTCAGCATATTGTTTCATTCGATACTCGTCAGGGTATTTTGGATGATTTATATCAGCAGGAAGCTAGTGGCGGCATATCGCCCGAAGCTGCCGCACAACTGCGCAATTCGCTCCCCACTACTGATGAAGAATTGCCGAAATGGCAGATGCGTGTGCTGCGCGGCATGATGTCGGCGGAAAAGCAAGTTGAGTTGAGCCAACCGAAAGTGGTTGGTAACAAGCTGGTATCGCCTGCTGGCGAGATTTTGGCCAGTCATGAGCCGGAAAGTGATTTGGCGCGCTATCAGCGCGAACGCGCGGAAATCTTTAAGAATGACCCGAATGACCCTCGGCTGGCGCAATTTGACGACCGCATTAAAAAGCTGACTACGTCCGAAAAACGTCAGTCTGAACTACTGCTTAAGCAAAATGAATTGGCGGACCTTGAGGCGCAATTAGTTAGCGACCCCAATAACGCGCAACTTAAGCAACGCATTAAGCAGTACAGGGATGACCTTCGTAAAGATACGACTTGGAAACCGGATGAGCCTAAGCCGGGCGTTTCCCCGACAGAACAAGCCTTGGTCAGCAAAGCCATTCTTGAAGGCCGACTTGACCCAGGTAAAGTAAATAGCCGAAATCTGCCAATTATCGCCAGTACGTTGGCCATGGACCCTAACGCTAATCTTAGAGAGCTGAACATTGACGCGTTAAGCGGCGCAGCAGCGTCTAAGGCGTTGGCAACGCAGTCGGCCAAGATTTTGACCGCTGCGACCGAGGCGGACAAGATGATTGATATTGTCCGCAAAACCTCGACGCGCGTAGATAGGACTCAGTACCCCACGGTGAACGCAATACAAAACGCGGTTAATAAGGGTACCGGCGGCAAAGCGATTGTGGAGCTGAATACAGCACTTAACGCCTTAATTAACGCTTACGCGCGCGCGATTAACCCGACAGGCGTAGCAACCGTGTCGGACAAAAAACATGCGCGCGAGATTGTCAACAGCAACTATGCTTCAGGTCAGCTTGACGCTATCCTTGGCGTGATGCAAGAGGAAATGCGTATTGCTAAAGCATCGCCAGGCGAAGCATCGGCTGCGCTTAAGGCGGCCAGAAACAAGCCCGCCGCCGGTGCCGGCGCGCCTCCTCCGCCGCCAGGCTTTAAAGCAGACTAACAAGGCATCGCATGGCACTCCAGACAGCAACGAATCCGGATACTGGCGAACGCGTCGCGCTTATCGGCGGCGAATGGAAGCCTATTACCCAGTCGGCTACCAACGACAAAGGTGTAAAAGCCTATCTCATCGGCGGCGAATGGCACACCGACGAGGCGCCGGCTGCCGCGTTTGCCGTAAGTGAGATTCCGGCGCAACGACAGCCGGCTAAGTGGAGTGATTTGCCCGGCAATTTTGTAACGAGCGGGTTGAATCTTTACGGCAATTTGCTGCATCCTGCCGATATTATCCAAGGAACCGGCGCTTTGGTTGGGGGCGCGTTGGGCGCGCCTGAAGCCAACGAAATGGTAGCTCGCAATTTCCCGGTGCCGGCTCGCGCTCAAACGGAAGAATCAAAGGCACGCGAAGCCGCACAAAACGAACAGATGCGCCGTGTGCGCGGTGCGGTGCAAGAGCATTACAAAGGCTATCTTGACCCTGCCACGCTTCGAGAGCGCGTCATTACCGACCCGGTTGGTGTTTTGGCCGATGCGTCTATGGTGCTTAGAGGCGCTGGTGGAGCATTGAATGTAGCAGGCAAATCGCCAACAGTTGCTAACGCGCTCACGACTGCTGCCACCTATACCGACCCTTTGTCGCCGGTGATTAAGGCCGCTAGTTACCCGTTGAAATGGGCAGCGCCGCTAATTGATAAAGTCTTCCCCACAGCGGAAAAAACGGCCGCAAACATCACTCGTCAAGCTGCGGGCGATGACCTGAATAAAATTCGTGCGATTTTAGACCAAGACAAATCAGGTCTGACGGTGCAAGAGATTTTGGCTGATTTGGACCGTAACCAAATTCACGCGCTGGGCGTGCTTGCCAAAGAAAAAGACACGACGAACTTTTACGACAAACTCAATAAGTGGCGCGCGCAAAATCAGCAGACGACCCTGAACAATTTGGCAGGCGGCTCGACCAACACCGAGATTCTGAACAATCTTGCCAAGTCCAAAGAATCGCTGAATCAAGTCACCACGCCGATGCGCGAAACGGAACTGGCAGCAGCCAACACCGGCAAGTACAAGCAACGGCTGGACAAGCAAGCCACGACATTGGGTGAGATTGCCGCGGGCAAAGTTGACGATGTGCGGCGCTTCGTGGCCGCGCGCGACCGTTTGGCGACATCGGGCGCGCAAAAAGGCGCTGCTCAGACCGGCATGCCGACACCGAACAAGTACACGCTGGAAGGCGAGATGTCGGATGCCGCCGAGCGCGTGGCTACCAAAGCCGCCGAGGAGTCGCGGCTGTATGGTGAAGGCGCGCGCTTTGCGCAAAATCGTGCCGCCAGCCTGGAAGCGCATGGCCTAAAGCCGCTGGATACTGACGGTGTCATTCGTGACATCAACGCCAAACTGACTAATCCAAAGCTTGGCGTGTCCGACGTCAACCGCAAGGTATTGACCGCTGTTGCCAATAAGATTAAGGAATGGACGGCGCGTAACGGCGGCGTTATTGACGCAAATGCGCTGTACGAAATTCGTAAGACTACGGTAAATGAAGTTATAGAAGGTCTTGGCCACGACCCTAAAACATCTGCTAAGCAAGCATCTAAACTGCTGGCGGAAACGCGGCCGTTGATTGATGAAGCCATCATTAAGGCTGGCGGCACGGGCTGGAAAAACTATCTGGATACGTTCTCCGCCGGCATGGACGTGCTGAATCAGCGCAAGATGGCGCAGGTGGCTCGCAACCTGTATAAGGAAAGCCCGGCGGCGTTTGTCGCTCTGGTGCGCGGCGAATCGCCTGAGTTGGTCGAAAAAATCTTTGGCCACGGGCGCAACGACATAAAAGCTGAGATGGGCTCCAAGTTCCAAGCCTTGGATAACATCGCGCATGAGCTGGAAACTAGCCAAAAGGTAAGCGCGGGGGCGGAAAAAGGCGCTGCTGCGCTTAAAGATATCGCCAAAGCTAATCAGCCCACGCTGCGGATTCCATACTGGGGCATAAAAGCTGCAGTTGGAAACCAAGTTTTGAAGGAATTGTCCGGTAAAATTAGCGACAAAACCATGCGTATTCTGGAGAATGGATTCCAGTCGGGCAAGAATTTTGAAGATATGCTGAACGAAGTGCCGTTTGGTGAGCGGGGCAAAATCTACCAGGCCATGCAATTTATGACGCGGGGTAAAGTTACCGCGGCGGCTTCAGGAGCGAATATGCTGCGCGAAAACATGAGGAAAGACTAATGGCGTCCTTGACCCCAACCCCTAAGCAGCAGTTTTTCGACGTCAACGGCAAGCCGCTGGTCGCAGGCAAGGTCTACACCTACGCCGGCGGCACGACGACGCCAATTGCGACCTATGTTGACCAGGCAGGCGTCACCGCCAATACCAACCCTATCATTCTGGACTCGGGCGGCTTCGCTAACATCTGGCTGCAGTCCACGGTTGCGTATAAGTTTGTGGTGACCGATTCAAACGACGTTACGCAGTACACCACCGACAACATCGTGGTGCCGCTAGACAATCTGTCGTTTGGCTCGCCGCCCGCCATCGGCGACGTGGCGCCGAACACCGGCGCGTTCACCTCGCTGTCGGCCACGCTGGACGTGACGTTCTCGGGCACTGGCTACACTCAGCTGCAGGCAGGCGCCACCACCGACCGTCCGGACGTGCCCAGTGCCGGCATGATTCGCTACAACACCTCGCTGAGCCAATTTGAAGGCTATAGCGCCTCGGGCTGGGGCGCGATTGGCGGCACGGGCGCAACGGGCGGCGGCACTAACCAAGTGTTCTACCAGAACGACCAGACGATTACAACCAGCTACACTATCACGTCGGGCAAAAACGCCATGACGACTGGCCCTGTAACGACTGGCATGCCATTTGAAGGTACCGGTAGCATTGCAGGCACCACGCTGACGATTGATGCAGTAGTGTCGGGCGTACTGGCAGTCGGCTCAGTTATCGCCGGCACCGGCGTAACGGCGGGCACGGCCATCACCGCGTATTTGACCGGCACCGGCGGTGTAGGTACATATACGGTCAGCCCATCGCAGTCGGCGTCTTCGACGACGATTACGTCCAACATTGTTATAACGATTCCGACCGGCAGCCGCTGGGTGGTTCTGTAAGGAGCTTTTATGGCAAGTTCAATCACCGCAGGCAACGCCACTAACGGATTGGCGTTTTCTTGCGATAACACCGGCGCGCTGGACATCAAGACTGGCACCGGGTCGGGCACCACGGCCATCAGTATCAATTCTTCGCAGATAGTCACTGGCACTGCGGGCAATCTGATGCTGGTGAGCGGCACCGCGTGGAGCTACGCGACGGCCGTTACGTCAGTTGATTTCACCGGGATTCCCTCGTGGGCAAAACGTGTAACGGTGCTGCTTAACAACGTGTCTACCAGCAGCACTAACGCGCCAATTGTTCAAATCGGTACAGGGTCTACGCCGGACACTTCCGGGTACACGGGATACGCAGTGACTCACGGCGGCGTTGGTATTGGATATCACGCAAACAGTTCGGCTTTTTCGGCTTCTGTATTGACGTTCGCCACTACTTGGAGCGCAGCGTATCCTTTGACGGGTAAAGTCGTATTTGACCTGCTGGACGCTGCTACAAATACGTGGGTAGTTGACGGCATGATTGTAGTCATTGGCAATACGAATACACTGACCACTATTGTTGGCGCAAAAGCGCTTTCATCTACGCTTGGCATGGTTCGCGTTACGATTAACGGCACCGACACCTTCGACGCTGGTTCCATCAACATTCTTTACGAGTAAATTATGAGCATTGGACTTAAAGGTAATGTTGACGGGTCGGGTGCCGTTCAGGTTGGCGGCAGCGACGCCATCTCTATCAGTACAGGGCTTAACTGTACGTTTGCCGGGGCGTCTACCTCGGTGGGCGCGCGGGGCTATGTCACCGGTGCGGGCGGTACGGTAACGCAGGCGACTAGCAAATCGACCGGCGTTACGCTGGATAAACTTTGTGGGCAGATAACGCTGAATAACGCCGCGCTGGCAGCGGCCACGATTGTATCGTTTACGCTGACAAACTCCACTATCGCCGCCGGTGACGTGCTTATCCTGAACCATATTTCTGGTGGCACTGCGGGGGCATACACGCTAAACGCGCAAACTACGGCTGGCGCTGCTGCGATTAACGTCCGTAACGCAACCGCGGGTAGCCTAAGCGAAGCGATTGTTATCGCATACGCGGTCGTCAAAGCTGTTACTGCATAAGGACAACTATCATGCGCATTGAGATTGACGTTCAGACGGGCGAAGTGAAGTACATCGAAGACGAGCCGGCAGCTGTTCCGCCCGCACCGGCGCCAGAGCCTTTGCCAGACACTATTGATGGGAGCGCAGCATGACGGTCACGATTGACGGAACTAATGGCATTACGACACCGTCACCGGTCGTCGTCCAAGGCTCGACCTCCGGCAGCATCACTTTGGCAGCGCCTGCTGTCGCCGGCAGCAACACCCAAACGCTGGTGGCCACGACCGGCACGTTGGCGCCGATTGTGTCGGGTACCGTTGCCACGACTACGGCGACGTCGTTTACCGGCGCAATCACCGGCACTACGCTAACGGTTACGGTTGTCGCATCCGGCACGATTCAGATTGGCCAAGTTATTACCGGCGTGGGCGTAACTGCCGGTACGTCGATTGTGGCTTTTGGCACGGGCACGGGCGGCACGGGCACGTACACGGTCAGCACGTCGCAGACGGTCGCATCTGTTGCTTTGTCTGTTGTCGGGCAAGACTTCTACAACATCCCGTCATGGACAAAACGTGTGACGGTGATGTTTAATGGTGTGTCAACTAGCGGTACTTCGGCGCAGCAAATTCAAATTGGCACTTCTGGCGGCGTTCAAACTACCGGATACGTCGGCACGGGCACTAACGGCTCTACTGGTGCCTCCCCAACTACAGCCAACTTCACTGCTGGATTTGGCTTAAATGCGTCTAGCGTGGCTGCGCAGACTCAACAAGGCATAGCCACTATTTGCCTGCTTGATTCTTCTAACGGAACGTGGGTGTTTTCGTTTAACGGCGGGCGCGATAACACAGTTACCGTACAAGGCGCGGGCGTTAAAACACTTTCCGGCACTCTTGACCGCATTCGCGTCACTACTGCAGGCGGGACTGACACCTTTGATGCTGGCTCTATTAATATCCTGTATGAATGAACTAGACGCGCGTTTGAATACGCATGAAGCCGTTTGTGCTGAACGATACGCTGGCATCTGGGCGCGCTTGAAGCGCCTGGAAACCATCCTGATTGGTAGCGCAGGCGCCATCATTATGCTTTTGTTGGCCTTGGTACTGAAGCCGTAATGTGGACCCAGCGACCGTCCTTGCTGCTTACAAGGCTGCAACGACGGCCATCGACCTCGCCAAGCGCGGGGTCGCGCTCTACAAGGAAATAAAGTCCACCGGCGGCGAAGTCGCCGATGTACTGAAAGACCTGAAAGACCAGTTCCACAAAATCGTTGCGCCGAGTAACGAACAAAAGCGCAAGTACAACGAGCAAGTCGCCAGAATCCAGCAGGTGGCGACTGCCAAACCGGCGGAAGTGCTGAACGATGTCTGGGACCATTTGGGCACCTTCGTCGACCAGTACGACATTATGGCCAAGGCTTACGTGGCCAGCGAGGTGAGCGCCAAGCAGGTCTATAAGGGCGACATGTCCTTAGGCCGCCGGGCACTTGAGCGGCTGAAGCTGCGGCATCAGCTGGACACGATGCTGGCCGAAGTGCGTGAGCAGATGGTTTACCAGGCGCCGGCCGAACTGGGCGACCTGTGGACGCGGTTTGAAAAGATGTGGATGCAGATAGTGGCCGAGCAGGATGAGGCGCTGGCCGAGGAGATGCGAAAAGCACAGGTGGCGCAATGGCAACGGGAAAAAGCGGTGGAAAACCTCAAGGCCAAGGCAATCTGGATTGGGGCGGTGGGTCTAGTCGTGGTGTGGTACAGCGCCCTGTTGCTACTTCTTCGAAAGAGCCAGACGTTCCTATCGTTCTCGTCTTAAGTCTGCTAGTGCTGGCCATGACGCTGATTGTGGTCATCTTGTTCATCAGCTCGGTTTACGTGGACATGAACAACGCGACCAACGCGGCAGTGCAGGAAATCCGCAAGATGAAAGAGCTTCGCATTCAAATCCTTCAGGAGCGTTAAATGTTGACCATGCTATCCACCTTCCTATCTTTTCTGATGGGAGGCTTGCCCAAACTTCTGGATTTCTTTCAAGACCGCAGCGACAAAAGCCATGAGCTGACGCTGGCCAAGATGCAGACCGAGCGCGAGCTGGCGTTGGCGGCTGCCGGGTTTGCTTCTCAACAGCGGATTGAAGAAATCAAGTTTGATGAGCTGAAGACCCAGACGGCATCCGACGACCGTCAGGCGCTGATTGGAGCGCAGCAGGCCGAAATGCAGGCCATCTACGCCCACGACATGAGCCTGAACGAAGGCACCAGCCAGTGGGTCAAAAACGCCCGTGCGATGGTGCGCCCGGCCATCACATATGGGTTCTTCCTGCTGTTGTGCGCGCTGGACGGCGTGCTGGCGTACAAGGGCATCGTAGGCGGCGCGACGTTCCAAGAGCTGTCTGACCAGCTGTGGGATAATGAAACGCAGGCGCTGTTCGCTGCGATCATTTCGTTCCACTTTGGCGGCAGGGCATTCGGCAAATGATTAGCGAAAAAGCTCTTGAATGCATAAAACATCACGAAGGCGTCCGATATAAGCCTTATAGGTGCCCCGCGGGGTTACATACAATCGGCGTCGGGCACGTCATGTACCCCGAGCAAGGGCGACTGCCGTTGGCCGAGCGCATGAACGTCCCGCTGCGTCCTGCCGACGCCCGTACATTCACCAAGGAAGAAGTCGATGCGATTCTTAAGGCCGATTTGCAACGCTTTGTGGTGGGCGTATCCAAGTATTGTCCTTCTGGCCTTACTCAGGGGCGCCTTGACGCACTTGTGAGCTTTGCGTTTAACGTCGGGCTGGGCACGTTGCAGCGGTCCACGTTGCGAGCCAAACATAACCGGGGCGACTACGAAGGCGCGGCGGAAGAGTTCTTGAAGTACACCAAAGCCGGCGGCAAAGTCCTGAAAGGGCTTGTCAGCCGCCGGTCGGATGAGCGCGCGCTATACCTGCAGCAGACGGCCTAGCCAGCGCGTCAGCAGCCCTGGCTGCCGGTACATCGGCTGCCCCAGCACGATATCTTGCACCAGCCGCTCTTCAGGCGTAGCGCGGCGGGAGTAAAACTGGGGGACGTAATGCGCGCCGATGCGCGGCGGGTCTTCCTTAATAAAGTGTCCATCACGAAGCATCTTCAAGCCTCCTATCTTCATTAGCACGGCGGGTGTCTACCATCTTTTGTTTGGCAGCCGCCACGTTCTCGGGAGAATACACGATGTGGAGCCATGCTTCACCCGTGTACCCGCCAAAGTTACAGTTTGGGCAACGGTGTTGCCGGCGCACGCCGCCGGGTTGCGGGCGAGTGTTGACGACGCGGGTCGTAGCGCCGCAGTCAGGGCATCTCATGCTTTGTCATCCTCGATTCTGGCCATAATTTTATGGATATCTTCGGCGCTGCCCTGTCGGTCATTGTCTTCATAAAAGTCTGCAAGACGCTGCAGAAACGCCAGTGTTCGTTTGCGCTCTGCTGCTGCGATTAGGGCGGCGAAGCGTTCTAGCCCAACGTCATTAAACTCGGCTGTCTGACCGTTCCAATCACCAGCCTCCCGCGCCATGCGGATGATGTCATCATGGGTCATGGCCGCACCGCCTCTCGCAAAATCTCTTGACGTTCTCGGGCGTCCCGCAGCGCGCAGTACCGCTGATGCAGGCGCTGCAAATGCGACACCCGGCGCTCGGTTGCACGTTCAGCGTTAAGCCATGCCAGCACTTCCTGTTCGGAAAGGCTGGCAATCTGGTCATTCAGACTGCGCCAACTTAGCTTTTTCATCTCGCACCTTTTGTTCAAGTTCCGCGACCTTGCTGACCGCTCGGTCAAACGCATTCGCAATTTGGTTGTATTCCTTGGCGCGCTGTCGTTCTTCGACTTGCGCCACCTTTAGCTTGGCCTTCCAATAATCCAATCGTTTCATTCTGCTTTCCCTTTAATCATATCGACCAGTTCGGCGTAAGTCGCTTTGCTATGGTCGTGCGTTTTGGCATGCACCAGCTCGTAGGCCACATCAAACAGGCGGCCTAGCTTACGCAGCAGCTGGGCAGCGTCAGTGTCCAGCGGGCTGCGGGCGTTTTCGTACAGATAATCAGACAGCTTGTCGGCGTTTTTCACGGGCGGCTCTCTTTCGTTGCTTTTCACAGGGTTTGCATTGGGACCGATGGCCATCTTTCGTCTCAGGCCTGGCGTGGAACATCGACCGCGGTAGGGTCAGCTTACATGTCCCGCATCGTTTATGGTTATGGGTCAACGCTGCTACCGGCATCCATGCGCAGTATTGCGTTACCATTTGCTGCCAAGGTGTCACGCTTGCCCCCTTGCGCGGATAGCGGCGACAGCGTGCGGGATACCCCAGTAAACATCGTCATGGTTATTTTGCTCAAACACCGATTCCGCTGCCTTCGCGCATTCCTCGCGCTCTGCTGCTGCGACTAGGGCGGCGAAGCGTTCAAGACCTGTAACGGTGCATTGCATGTGCGTGTGGCTTTTTGGTTTTTCAGTCATGAAACCAAAGTCGGCTTCCCGCGCCATGCGGATAATGTCATCTGTATTCATTTCAAAGCCTCCATTGCGATGTCAGATATGGCGCGCTTGTCATGTAAAGCGGCCCAGATTTTTTCGTCGATTGTCTTTTCCGCCAGCAGGATGTAGACCCAGACATCTTTGGTTTGGCCACTTCGGTGCAAACGGCCAACGACTTGCTCGTACAGCTCCAAGCTCCACGGCAGCGACAGAAACGCCATATGGCAGCCTCCGAACTGCAGGTTGAGGCCGTGGCCGGCTGACGCCGGGTGAACGGCCAGAATCTCCACTTTGCCGGCGTTCCACCGTCCGATGGCGTCGTCGTCATCGAGGGTGGTAAGGCGCGGATGGCGGCGCTTAAGTTCCTCCATCTCTTCTTGAAACTGATAGACCACAATCGTAGGCGCACGTTGATTTTCCTCCAGTAGGTCGTCCAACAAATCAAACTTATGCGAGCCAAACCAGACCGCCCGGCGGCTGACATCGAACTTGCCGGGCGTAGCCGACGGCGTCTTAGTCGTGTCATAGACAAAGCCCGACGCCATCTGCGCGAGCTTTTGCGTCACCACGCCAGCGTTAGCGGCGACTGCCTGCGCGTCCGGAAACTGCACAACAAAGTCCTTCTTCATCGTTTCGTAGGGCGTGCGGTCGGTCATCTGACAGCGCAGCTCAACGACATGGCACGGCGGCAGCTTGTCCTTGTACTCGCCAGGCTCCAATACAAACGTCGCCGGCTTGATGCGCTGCATGACCGACTGCAAGGCTTGCGGCCGCGGCGCCCACTCGCCGAAGTCACGGTTCATGCAGACGAAGTACTGCTGCAAGAATGCGCCTTTGGCACGGCCAAGCAGCTTTTCGTCGATAATCTTGCATTGCCCAAATACGTCTTCCAGCCCGTTGCTGGTGAAGGAGCCAGTCAACCCCCAACGGATGCGGAACTGCTCAATGACCTTGTGCAGCGCCTTGAACCTGGCGCCCGACGGGTTCTTTAGCTTGGTCAACTCGTCAAACACGACAGCATCGAACGATGACAAATCTTGTTCGGCCAGCCATTGCAGGTTGTCGTAGTTGGTCACGACCACATCGCTGTGGTTAAGCATAGCCGCTGACCTGGTAGTGGGCGAACCGACTGCCACGGTGATGCGCAGCTTGGGCGCCCACTTGCGAATCTCGACCGGCCATACCGCCAGCGCCACGCGCTTAGGCGCCAAGACGAGGAACCGTTTGGCGATGCCGTTCTTGATAGCGTCCTGCATAGCCGTTAGCGTGATGGCGGTCTTGCCAGCCCCAACTGGCGCAAGAATCATCGCTCGGTCACGCTCGTAGATGAAGTCCGCGGCTTCGTCTTGATAGGGTCTAAGCGGCATTCTTTTCCTTTAGCTTGGCTTCGATTGCGCGGACAGAAATAATGTCTCGCTTTTCGAATCGCTCAACTTCCTCATCCGTCAGCCCCTGCCATTCGCGCTGTGGTGGGTAAGTGTAAAGTCGCGTGTTTTGTTTTAATTTCTTACCCGCTTCAGTCCATACAATATCGTTATTCTCACTGTCGTAAACTACCCACGCGACTGGCTCCTCTGGGTCTACTAACCTATCAATAGCGCCGAGAATAGAGTTACTAAGTGCCTTACGAATAAGAGAAAGCGTGTCGTTAATCATTTCATCGTAAACGCCCGGGTCAGTTTTCTTAATGACTTCCAAAGTCATCTTGGCATCCTCTAACGCTTCAGTGTCCGCCATAACTGCCGAATATATCTGGTCAATGTCCGACCTTACTTCTGGCTTGTTCTCATTCATTGTTTTTCCCCATTATTTGCCCTCTTGCCCATACTGCGCCACTAAAAAACGATTCATCAAATACATGATTTTTAGCTTCGTTGCGTATTTCCTCATCCGTCAGCCCCTGCCATTCGCGCTGTGGTGGGGCGGCTTTTCTAAGTTGGCATCCATCCAAACAAACAAGTTGACACGGCTCATTTGCAACGGGGCAGTAATCTGACCGCATTAGCTTCTCCCACATTGATTCATCATTACTGCTCTGGCTAACGACACACAGGTTTGGCATGGTGGTGGGGCGGTGTAGAGTGGTGCAATCTTTTGCCAGCGCGGGTTGTTCTTTTCAAATCCCCATTCGACTTGCTGCGTATCAATGCAGTCGGTCAATCCTGTTTCTTCGTGCTGGAACAGCCACGCCACCGGCTCCGGCTCCGGTTCAGGCTGTGCAATTCGGGAGCATAAGAATTCAGCAGTCTGGCTCCAATACTTAATCAGGTGTACAGGTATGTATTCCACCTTTGCGCACTCAAGTGCTTCATTAACGGTGTTCAGCACCTGCTGCGCTTCCTCGCGGGTTAGTGTGATGGTCATTTGCTTTCCTTCAGCGCGAACACGTTAGCGTCATAGCTGGAGGTTGTGCCATCTGTCCATACGACGTGGACCATGTCGGCAAAGTAGTACCAGCAGCCGGAGATGTTAGTACCCGTTGGGTTGGTCGAGATTACGATGCGCCCGTCAGTCTTGCCATCACACTTAGTCATCGTCAGCAGAATCTTGCCGCCCAAGCCGTTGCGCGTTTCGCCCCACGTTTCAGCGTAGGCGGTGCTGCACACCAGCAGCAGGATAGTCAGTAATTTTTTCATGCCAAGCTCCGAATCTTTTCAATGCTCCAACCAGTCTTGTCGTAAATCTGCAAGATGCGTTCCGCAGATAGCGGCACATACCGCCGGCGCAGCTTGCTAACCACTGGCGGCTCCCAGCCCATCAGCCGGGCAATGGCGGCGTCATTCTTGAGGTTAAGTTCAGATTGCATTGCGTCTAGCAACGCGTGCGGTACTGGGTTGCCCATGTGTCTATCTCCTGTTGATTAGTTAACAACGCATAGTTCTGCTTTAGCCGTAGCACATCGTTGCAAAACATCTTTTGCAGCTCTGACAATCGTCCGCCTTTAGGTCGTTTCAGCTCGACGAACCACGTTTCGCCGTTAGGCATACAGGCGATGCGGTCGCTCACTCCACGCTGTGTGGGCGACTTGAACTTGTATGTCTTGCCGCCCAGCGTTTCGACCGCCCAGACAAAGTAGTTTTCGATTTGTTTTTCAAGCATGGCCGAACCTTAACACGATAAAAAAGTGTTTGACAAGGATTTTTTTAGCGGGCATAGTCGAGGCTCAATCAACTAAAGGAGAGTTCAGTATGAAAGTATTCCCAAATACACGCGTAAATATCCCAACGTCAGACGACCTTGGCATGGACTTGCGCGATTACTTTGCGGCTCAAGCGATGCAGGGATTGTTAGCCGCGAATCCGGATGTCGACGTTGAGGACGTAATCGAGGCGTTAGCAATTGCCGCGTATGAAATGGCCAACGCCATGATGGAGGCGCGCAAGTGAGCCACTCTAATATCGTTGGCGGCTCGACCGCCAAGCGCGTCATCGCCTGCCCCGGCTCGGTCAAGCTGGTGCAACAGATGCCGCCGCGTCCTGAAACCGAGCATGCCGCCCGTGGCACACTGCTGCATAACGTCATGGCCGAGCTGCTGGAGTACGATAAGAAGCCCGAGCAGATGCTGGGCACGACGTATAAAGACCAAGTGCTGACACAGGAGCTTATCGATGAAAAGGTTATTTCCGCTCTTACGCTACTCGACGAAGTCGACCCGGACAAGCACATGGAGTACATGGTGGAAACTCGCGTTGGTTTTGGGGATTTTTTACCAGGTGTTTTTGGCAGTACTGATTTGCTTGGTCGATTGGGAACACGGGCAGTGGTTCTTGATTGGAAGTTTGGCGATGGTGTACTTGTGGACGCTGCTGATAATCCTCAGCTCCTCTTCTACGCCGCCGCCGCCATGCGAACCCCCGCCTGCAAGTGGGTTTTCGAGGGCGCCGATGAGATTGAAATGGTCATCGTCCAGCCACCCGCAATCCGGCGCTGGGTTACTAATAAGGCACGGGTTGTTTCTTTTGAGCAGGAACTCGCACAAGCCGTAAAGCAAGCCCAGCAGGAAGACGCGTTGCTAGCGTCAGGCTCGCATTGCCGCTGGTGCGCTGCCAAGCCCATCTGCCCGGAAGTCAATGGCGCCAAAGACCGTGCGCTGCAGACTCAGCTGGCCAACCTGCCGGCCGAGCAAATCGCCATGCAACTGCAGCAGGCGGACATGCTGGAAGACTACCTGCGTGACCTGCGGGCGCTGGCGCATCAGATGCTGGAGAACAATAAGCCGGTGCCAGGCTTCAAGCTGGTGGCCAAACGGGGCACTCGGCACTGGACGGATGAAGACGCTATTGCTGATTGGGCTATCAGAAACGGCTTAACGCCAGACGATTTCTGCGAGGCCAAAATAAAATCGCCTGCTCAGTTGGAAAAAGTCGTAAAAAAGTTTAATATTGAATTGCCGAAGGAATTGGTTACATCGATTTCGTCGGGCAGTACGCTGGTGCCGGAGTCAGACCCGCGCCCGGCGATTCTCTCTCTGGGACAGGCTTTGTCCCGGATTACTAAAATCCAGTAAAGGAAACTACTATGTCTTTCGCACTCGCAAACCTTCCTCCTGTTACTTCCCTGACTACCGCTCTGCGCGCGATTTCGCCCGTCGAAGGTGGTGGCAATGTCATCCTGAAAATGGACAAGACTGGCCATTGGGTGTTCGGCGCTGACCAGACTGAAGTCGAAGATGATTCGACTTGGGCGGTCAACCCGTTCTCGTTTGTCCACGGCTTTATCGCTTGGGGCGACGGTGAAGTACTGGGCGAGAAGATGGTGTCGGTCGCCAATCCGCTGCCGGAGATGGAAGCCGCGCCGCCCAACGCCAAGCGTGGTTGGGAAGCCCAAGTGGGCATGTCGTTGAAGTGCATCGCCGGGTCGGACAAAGACCTGGAAGCTCGCTACACCGTTACTTCGGTTGGCGGCAAGCGTGCCGTGCAGCAACTGGCGGTCGCCATCGCTGAACAGGTCGAAAAAGACCAGTCCAAGCCGGTGCCGGTCGTGCGTCTGAAGAAGGACCACTACACGCATAAGTCATATGGTAAAATATTTACACCTGTGTTTGAAATCCTTGAGTGGGTCGGTATGGAAGGCCCATCTGTAGCGGAGGCTGAAGAAGCACCAGCACGTCGCCGCCGCGGTTAAGCGATACAAAAGAGGGAAAAGGCGGATGCCGTGCCATGTATGGCCGGACGCAGCTGAAGTACCTCTTTCTTTTTTGCGGAGGTGGTATGAAAGAGCAATGGCGCGATGTACCTGGTTATGAAGGGCAGTACCAAGTAAGCTCTAAAGGGCGTGTGCGGTCACTAGACCGCGTGGTGATGCGGTCGTATATAGATGGCCGCAAAAGCACCCCAATCCATTACAAAGGCAAAACGCTAAGCCTACGCCCCAAAGGCTGCGGGCATTTGGTGGTCAATTTGGGCGCGGGCGTACATAAGCTGGTACATAGGCTAGTTTTGCTGGCTTTTGTCGGGCCGCCAGGCGCTGGGCAAGAGTGCTTGCATAACAACGGCAAGCCGTACGATAACCGGCTGGAAAATTTACGCTGGGGCACTCGCGTAGAAAATAAAAACGACGAACGAAAACACGCTCAAATGTACGGACGGCGGCAAGGGTCTACACATTTGACTGTTGACGCTATCCAAAAAATTAAGCGCGAGCTTCAAACCCCAAACCGGCCGTCTCAGCGAATTCTCGCTAAAAAATATGGCGTTCATGTGAATACGATAAGTAATATCGCGCGTTGTTTTACGCACCGATGGGTGGCTTCATGAACACTCTTTGGTGCGACTTCGAAACTCGCAGCCGCTGCGACCTTACGACCCGTGGAGTCTACAACTATGCACAAGACGCCAGCACCGACGTACTATGTATGTCTTACGCCTTCGACGATGACGAGGTGGTCACCTGGACTCCCGGTCAACCGTTCCCTGCTGCCATATCCCAGCACAATGGACAAATCCGCGCGCATAACGCTGCATTTGAGCGCCTTATTTTTTGGTATGTCCTACAAATTAACTTTCAACTCGAGCAGTTCTACTGCACCGCGGCACAGGCGCGTGCTAACTGCTTGCCTGGCAGCCTTGAAGACGTCGGGCGAGCCATCAGCAGCTCTATGCGCAAGGACCACCGCGGCAGCCAGCTAATCCGGCTTCTTTCGGTTCCTCGACCTGACGGTAGCTTCAACAACGACCCAGCCTTAATGGCCGAGATGGTTCGTTATTGCGAACAGGACGTGCGTGCCATGCGGGCGGTATCCAAGGCCATGCGCGACCTGTCAGCCGACGAGCTGACCGACTACCACGTCAACGAGCGCATTAACGACCGTGGCGTGCTGCTAGACAAGCCGCTCGCGCTGTCGGCCATTGGTTACGCTGACACCGAAACTGAAGAAATTCAGAAACTGGTGGCCGAGATTACCAAAGGCGAAATCACCTCGGTGCGCAGCCCGAAGATGCGTCAATGGGTGCTCGACCGGGTTGGGCCACTGGCCAAGGAAATGATGGTAACGTACAAGGACGGCGAGAAGAAATTCTCTATCGACAAGTCCGTTCGCGCCAACCTGCTTAACTTTGCCGAGGAAAACCCCGATGAAATTCCGCCCGATGTTGCGGACGTTATCCAATGTGCGGACGACCTCTGGGCGTCTTCGGTTGCGAAGTTCAGCCGCCTTGCGAACTTGGCGGATGAGGAAGATGCTCGCGTCCGAGGCGCTTTTGTATTCGCAGGTGGAAGTGCTACCGGACGAGCTTCCAGTTATGGCGCTCAGGTCCACAATTTCACCCGCAAGTGCGCAAAAGACCCCGAATCAGTCCGCCATGCTATGGTGCGCGGCCACGCTATCGTTCCAAGATATGGTCGCCGGGTTACAGATGTTCTCCGGGGAATGCTCCGGCCCGCATTAATCCCCGCGCCCGGCAAGCATTTTACCGTTGCCGACTGGTCGGCTATCGAAGCCCGCGTCACCCCGTGGGCATCGAATGACCCTGCCGCCGAATCGGTTTTGGACGTGTTTCGCCAAGGCCGAGATATCTACAAGCGGGAAGCCGCGGGCATCTATAGAATCCCCGAGGAGTCTATCGGCGACGAGTCCGAAGAGCGCCAGATTGGTAAGGTGGCCATTTTGTCGCTGGGCTTTGGCGGCTCAGTCGGCGCGTTCTCCGCGATGGGCAGGAACTACGGCGTCATCATGGCAGAGTCGGATTCGCGCCGCATCGTCGACGCATGGCGCCGCGCCAACCCGTGGGCTGTGCGCTACTGGAGCCGGCTAGAGGAGGCTTACAGGCGCGCTATGCGCAACCCAGGCCATGAAGTGCCAGTCGGGCGCATCGTCTACCTGTACGACGGTCAGCATCTTTGGTACGCGCTGCCATCCGGGCGCATCCTGTGCTATCCGTTTGCGAAGTTCGACGGCGACGAGATAACGTATCTTAAGGCTGCATGGAAACCGTCAGCGGATGCGAAGGAATGGCCACGTGCGCGCTTGTGGCGTGGGCTGGCGTGTGAGAATATAACGCAAGCAATCGCCAACGACTTGCTGCGGCATTCTTTACGCCAACTTCCTGACGTGGTGCTTCATGTACACGACGAAATCGTTCAGGAAGGCGGCAATCCCGATGAATTACGGCGCATAATGTGTACCCCACCACCGTGGGCCGAGGGCTTGCCCCTGAAGGCCGGCGTCAAAACGATGGAGCGGTACGGAAAATAATTTATGAGCATACATTTCAGCAGTAAAACAGACCTTTGGGCAACGCCGGCGGCTTTTTTTGAAAATTACAACCAAAAATTTAATTTTGAGCTAGATGTTTGTGCAACGCACGAAAACGCTAAGTGTACAAAATACTTTACGCTTGAAGATGACGGGCTATCAAAAGAATGGGCTGGTGTTTGTTGGATGAATCCTCCTTACGGTAAGGAGATAGCCAAATGGATGAAAAAAGCGTATGAGTCAAGTTTAAGCGGGGCAACTGTCGTATGCCTTGTCCCCGCTAGAACCGATACAAAGTGGTGGCACGAATACGCTACTAAGGGAGTCGTAGAGTTTATTCGCGGTAGGTTAAAGTTTGGCGATGCAAAACACAGCGCGCCGTTTCCATCTGCGGTTGTAATTTTTTACGGCAAATAAAAAAGCCGCCTGGCAGGGCGGCTTAATCGACTGGAGAATCGAATGTTTCTGGAGTATCTCATAAAATTAGCGCCAGAGGGCGAGACACCGCTAATCGTGCGTCAAAAACCGCAGCTTAAAGACGGCAAGCTGCAGTTCCACGCTGACGGCGCCATCAAATGCACATGGCCGGCGTTCTTGCCTAACCAAAACCGAGTCAAACCCGAGCAAGCATGGTACGGTAATGCGGCCAGTTACATCGCCGACCGCATGGGCGAGAAGGTCAGCGCCAGCGCCGCCAATTGCGAATACGTGCTGGTCATGGTGCTGGACGACATCGGCACGAAGTCCAAGACGCCGCCGCTCGAGCCGACGTGGAAGATGGAAACATCGCCGGGCAACTTCCAGTGGGGCTATGCCTTTTCCGACCAGCCGACCAAACTTGAGTTCGCTGGCGCTATCAAGGCCATCGCCGATGCCGGCTACACTGACGCAGGTGCCATCAACCCGGTGCGCAACTTCCGCCTGCCTGGCTCGGTCAACCTGAAGCCACAGCATAACGGCTTTGCCGCTCAGCTGGTCGAGTTCCACCCCGAGCGCGAGTACACCCTTGACGAAATTTGCACGGCGCTTGGCGTCACGTTTGAGCCAGTGGCCAGCCTCGGCCCGAAGCCCATCCGGCTGGCCGACGACGGCGCTGACGATGTCATGGTCTGGCTGTCCGCTCAAGGGCTGCTGCTAACCAAGCCGAACCCGCAGGGTTGGGCAGGCGTCATCTGCCCGAACCATGCCGAGCATACCGACGGCAACCCCGAAGGCCGCTATAACCCGGCCAATCGCGCCTACTGCTGCCTGCACTCGCACTGCCTTGAGCTGGACTCGCACACGTTCCTTGACTGGGTTGCCGACAACGGTGGCCCGAAGCATGCGCCAGGCTTGCGTGAAGAGCTGCTCGCGCAGGTGATGGACCATACGCTGGCCAAGCTGCAGCCGACCGCAGCGTTTCCCGACGAAGCCGCGAAGGTTATCGCGCAAGTCGAAAAGCGTCAGCTCGACCGCGTCGAGAAGGCCGACTGGTATCAGCGTTTCGCCTACATTCAGTCGGATGACGCCTACTTCGACCTGCAAGACCGTCGGGAAGTGGCCAGAAACACGTTTAATGCCCTTTTCCGGCATGTCACCTGCTATTCCATCCATCCGTCCAAGCAGCAGCGCCGCATCGAAGCCTCGGTGTGCTACGACGAGAACCGCCAGAAAGCCGGCGCCATGGCGTTGGCCGGCATCACTTACGCCGCCGGCGAGACGGTGCTGGTGTCGCGTGAAGGCCAAGTATTTGGCAATCGCTGGGTCAATCATCGGCCTGCAACCGTGGCCGGCAACGTGAAACCGTGGCTTGACCATCTCGAGCGCATGCTGCCCGACCCCGTCGAGCGCGAGCACGTCCTAAACGTCATGGCTTTCAAGCTGCAGAATCCCGACAAGAAAATCAACCATGCCGTTTTGCACATCGGCCACCCTGGCAGCGGTAAAGATACGCTTTGGGAGCCGCTGCTGTGGGGCATCGGTGGCAAGTCGCATGCGAATGTTTCGACCGTTCGGAACGAGGAAATCACGTCCCAATGGGGCTACGCATTGGAGTCCGAAGTCATGGTGTTTGAAGAGCTGCGCCAGTCTGAAGCGAAGGACCGCCGGGCACTTGAAAACCACCTGAAGCCCATCATCGCCGCCCCGCCCGAGTTCCTATCGGTTAATCGCAAGGGCATGCACCCATACGATGCCCTGAACCGTGTTTTCGTTCTGGCGTTTTCCAACGAGCGAGTGCCGTTGTCCCTGCCGTCGGACGACAGGCGCTGGTTTGTCACGTTTTCCGAGGCCGAGCGCATGAAGGACGACGAAGGCCGCGCGCTGTGGGCATGGTATGAGGCCGGTGGCCTGTCGGCCGTGTGCGCATGGCTATATCAGCGTGACGTGTCGGCGTTTAATCCTGGCGCTGCGCCGCCCATGACTGAAGCGAAACTCATCATGGTCGAACAAGGTCGCAGTGTGGCGGAATCCTACCTTGTCGAGCTTATGCAGCGCCGTCTGGGCGAGTTCAGCGCCGGCGTTGTGGCCTCGCCGTTCTATTCGCTTTGCGACCGCCTGTCAGGTGGCGCGCCCACTGGCGTGAAAGTGCCACAGGCCGCGCTGCTGCATGCGCTGCGCGAGGCCGGATGGATTGATTGCGGTCGTGTCGGCACACGCGAATACCAGACGAAGAAACATATCTTTTGCGCGCCTGAGATGATAAGCATCGGCCGCGCGGAGCTGCGTCGCATGGTCGAAGATGGACCGGCAGCGCCTCACCTGCAGGCCGTCAGAAAATAGCGTAAAAAAAGGCCCCTACACTGTAGGGGCCGAAAGCCACAGGGGATAGTGGCCAAGCGTAATACGTCAACCTGCCGACTGGAGAGGGGCCGGCGTCACAATCCTAACAGGATAGCCAGTGCCGTGGCAATCAATAGCCCGATAATTGCGAACATGCGCGCCTCTCAATCATTTCGATGATTCCGTCGTCCAGATAGCAGAGCAGGTCCACGCCGGCATGATAGGCATTGCAAAGCTGCGCGCCTCCGTTATAGCCGACGGACTCATCTGGCGCTGAATAGTCCACAAAGCAGATTAGTTCGATGCCGGCGTCGTTCCAGTGGAACTCTTCAAGGTAATTCGGGCATTTTGGCGTGTCCATGTCAGACCCTTTCCAAGTGTAATTTGTCCGCGCGGACGAGGTTGGACGTCAGAACCTTTGGCGGAAATACGGCGCCAGGCTGCCATACAACGAGCGCAAAATCCAAGCCTTTGCTAATCGGTTCCAAGCGGATGATCCGCCCACGCACAAAGGGCGCATCGCCGGCCAGCTGGCCAGTCGCGCGAAGAAATGCGCGTGCATAGTGAACCGTGTCGCCTACTTTGAACAATTCAGTCATGGTCTACCACCTCCAGAAGCGGGATTGTCGGATCGTATTGCGCTGTGCCGGTGTCATTTAACGGCGGATCGTATTGGACCGGCATGCGGAAATTAAGCGAGTCATACTGGCGGATATATTCGGCCGTACTAAGGTCCGATCGAGCGGGAAACTTGCGCAGGTCTTTAGACTTGGCCGGTTTCCAAGGTTTACGCGCCAATTTGGCCCATGCGATCGGATCGCGATCGAATTTCAGCGTATATGTGGTGCCGTCAACGTTAATTGTTTGCATGCATTTCTCCCATTATGTAGTCCAGAATCATCAAAGCCTTATCCACGGCCAGCAAGATATCCTGCCGGTTATCGATTGGCCGGATTGAGTACAGCAACTGATACAGCGCCTGCAATTCGGTTTGATTGTCTACCATAGTGCTATCCCATCAGTTTCAATTGTCGGACGTGCCGAGCGGACCGTCGGCACGCGTTTTGTGACGTAGGACCGGCCGTCCGGTGGCGGATAATCCGTCCACCGGATAACGCCGCCCATGTCATCAAGCCATCCGAACAGCGTCATACGATGGCCGCATCGGCATAGCCAAGGGCGGCAGCAATAGCGAGCAAAGCCGCCTCGATAGACCCTTCGCCGCAGCCGCCGATATGCGCGCGTTCGTTTTCGCCGCCATCTCGGCCAGCGTATGGGCTGCCGTACAATTCGATGCCGGCATCCGACAGCGCAGTCGCCATAGCCGCGCTGGTCTTGTGGTACCCATACCCGCCGGCGTTGCCTTTGCCCGAGGTGTGCGTGCCGTTACCGTTGACCCATACAGACGCATACACCGTCGAAGCGTTTCGACTGCGCCCCATCCAGCAGCGCGCGTCAATGACGGATTTGATACCCTCCGGCGTGTTGACGCAAACCTGCCAGCGGTCGATTAGTTCTTTTTCGCCCGAATAGTTGCGCGCGTTTGAAACCTGCTGTGTGATGATTGCTTTCATTTTTCATTTCCCCTTCAGTACGGTTGCGAGTATCACGCCGACGAATGCCAGCGCGACCGCGAATTCCGCGCCAGTGAATGCGCCGAGCGCATAGCCGAGCGCGAAAAGGCCGGCGCCGGCGCCGGCTGCAATCATTGTGAGCAAATCAAGTTTATTCATCGCTTGTTTCCCTTCTCTTGTTAGCGGACGGCACGTTTTGCGCTGCCCATGTAAAGAATTGTAGTACAAGCTTCAGGATATGTCAAACAATTTATTGCATTTCTTTTGCGGGTAATTGCGGGTGATTGCGGGTAATTCGTTTTGACTACAATTGCCCGCGTCAAAACCCGCACCGGTGCTAGCTTTTGGCTATTTGCGGGTAATTGTGGGTAATTGTTTTTAAGGCATAAAGGCGTTAAAATATACTGTATAAATGTACAGTACTGTATAGAATACGACCGCGCTGTCAGCCGCTGCGTATGCACCGCACGATTTGCAACTTGATTTTTTCGGTCTAAATTACCCGCACGTAAACCCTTGATTTTAAAGGCTTTTTTTTGTAATTATTTGACAACAAAACTTGTAACCCTTTGATTTTAAAGGAAAAAAGTGTAGGTTTTTGAGAACTGCCTACATTACCTCCCACAACTTGTAGGGTTATTCGTCAGGTTTTTGCCAGAAAACCCCACTTTTTCGGCCATCGACTCAAAACCGGCGCCGACATTACCCGCAATCGCCCGCACTGGCGTGGAACAATTGCTTGTAAGTTTCACGTAAGCCACACTGCTGCCAGGGTTTTCGTGGAACATAATACTTGAATGTTTCACAGGGTTTTTATCCATGTAACCATTCTGCTGCCAGGGTTTTTGCTTTTTGCCGCAACCCGGGGGCATGGGCCATTTGCATGGCAGGTCATGGCATGGAGGGTTCACAAAAAATTTTTTATTTTTTCGCAAACCGCTTACAGCAAAAAAATTTTTTTATTTTCAAAAATCAGATACCATCGCGCGTATGAGCCTGCACTCTTTACCGCTATCTATTCGTAAGCTCGAGGCGACGGAATCGCGCCTTCAGGCGATATACGACGCTGCCAAGCTGGGCTTGAAGGGCGACTCGCTTGCGCTGCGCGCGGGCATGCTGCCGCAGGAGTATCGTCAGCTGTGCGAGATGGACCCGGTAGCGGCGATGGCTGAGCAGAAGGGTCGGGCGGACGGCGAGGCGGAGATGTCGGTCGAGCTGCATAACGCAGCGCGCAGCGGCGACGCCAAGGCGGCGCTGGCCATCCTGCAGCACGCGCACGGCTGGACGGCCAAGCAGGAAATTAGCGTGTCGGTGGAAAATATCAGCATTACCCAAGCGCTGGCGGACGCACAGCGCCGCGTCATAGAAATGGGCGCGGCTGACGTCGTAGAAATTTTTTCGGAAAAACAAACCGTTGGTGTATAGTGTGGCTGTTACAGGAGCCACCTATGAGAAAAACTTTAGCTGAACGGTTTTGGGAAAAAGTAGCGAAGCGCGACGATAACGAATGCTGGGAGTGGACGGCGACCCGCACACCAGCGGGCTACGGGCATTTCCGCGTAGGCAGTATGCGCGATGGAACTCGACGCAAAGAAATGGCGCATCGACTGGCGTATATGTTGGCTACCGGCAAAACGATACCCAAAGGCACCGTAATCATGCACGCTTGCGACAATCCGCCATGTTGCAACCCGGCGCATTTAAGTGTTGGCACGTACGCGGAAAATGGCAAAGCCGCATACGACCGCAAACGCCGGGTAAGCACTATCAAGTTTGGCGAAGGGTCACCGCGCGCTAAGTTGACGGCTAAAAATGTGGCGTATATACGCGAAGTCGGGTACGCTAAATCCGCCCGTGAATTGGCGGCGGAATTGAGCGTTAGCGTGTCGACTATTACCGCCGTACGTATTGGGCAAAACTGGAGCAAAGACTAATGGCGCAGCAACCGGTTTACTCGCCGCAAGATGAACAGCTTTTAATGAGTCGATTGTGGTCGACCGCTGTTAAAGATGACCCGGAAGCGTTTGTGCTATTCGCATTCCCTTGGGGCAAGCCCAATACGCCGCTGGAAAAGTTTAGCGGCCCCCGCACTTGGCAGCGCAAAATTCTGCGCAAAATGCGCGACCACATGCGAGAAAACGACGGCAAGATAGACTTCAGTACTTTTCGTTTGGCTGTGGCTTCGGGCCGTGGTATAGGCAAATCCGCGCTAGTGTCGTGGATTGTGATTTGGATGCTGACAACGCGAATTGGTTCGACTACTATCGTGTCGGCTAACTCGGAAGCCCAGTTGCGGTCTGTCACTTGGGCGGAAATCACTAAATGGCTTGCGATGTCGATAAATAGCCATTGGTTTGAGCTGTCCGCCACCCGCGTATTGCCCGCTAAATGGCTTGCAGACCTTGTTGAGCGTGACCTTAGAAAAGGCACACGATATTGGGCGGTCGAAGGCCGTTTATGGTCGGAAGAGAATCCGGATGCGTATGCCGGTGTTCACAACGCGGATGGTGTAGCTGTAATTTTTGACGAAGCCAGCGGTATTCCGGACCCGATATGGGCGGTTTCGTCGGGTTTTTTCACTGAAAACACGCCCAATCGCTTTTGGTTTGCGTTTTCCAACCCGCGGCGCAATCAAGGGTATTTTTACGAGTGTTTCCACGCCAAACGGGCGTTCTGGTCGACAGAAAACATCGACTCCCGGACGGTCGAAGACACGGACAAGCAGGTTTATGCGCAAATCATTGCGGAATATGGCGAGGATTCGCCGCAGGCTCGGGTTGAAGTCTACGGTGAATTTCCATCGGCTGGCGAAAATCAGTTTATTGGTGCGCAGCTTGTCAACGACGCCGCACAGCGTGAGTCGTACAAGGATGTTGAGGCACCAATTGTTCTCGGTGTTGACCCAGCTCGCGGCGGCGCGGACGCCACCGTCATCGTCGTCCGCCAAGGACGCGACCTGGTGACCATCAAGCGGTACCACGGCGAGGACACGATGACGACGGTCGGCCGGGTGATTGAGGCCATTGAGCAATACCGCCCGACGCTGACGATTATCGACGAAGGTGGTCTGGGTTACGGAATACTTGACAGGCTTAAAGAACAGCGATACAAGGTGCGTGGGGTGAATTTCGGCTGGAAGTCGAGTAAACCCGTCATGTGGGGCAACAAGCGAGCGGAAATGTGGGGCGCCATGCGTGAGTGGCTGCGAACAGCCAGCATTCCTGACGACAGGCAGTTGAAGGCGGATTTGACGGGGCCGATGACAAAGCCAGACTCATCGGGCACTATCTATCTTGAAGGCAAGAAAGAGATGAAATCCCGCGGATTGGCCTCCCCTGATGCGGCAGATGCCTTGGCGGTGACTTTCGCGTTTCCGCTCGCAAACCGAGAGTCAAGTTTTGACCGCGGCATGCGCCGCGTAGGGTATCATCACCAAAGTATGCCTGCCACTTCATGGATGGGGTCTTAAATGCCACTCGTAAAATCGACCAGTAAAGAGGCTTTCCGCAAGAACGTGAAAGCTGAAATCAATGCCAACAAACCGGTCAAGCAGGCCGTGGCAATCGCGTATGCAACCAAGCGCGCGGCCACCAGCAAAGCCCCCGCTAAAGGCAAAAAGTAATGGCAAAAGATATTGCAGACGCGGCGAAAGTATCTGCGCGCGGCGGTCCGACTCTACCAAAGGGTCAAAATGACGTGCTGACGACCATGCGTCGCCGGCTGGACATGGCCATTTCGGCGCTGTCCGAGTCCCGTGAAGATGAGCTGGACGACCTGCAATTCTACGCCGGCTCGCCGGACAACCACTGGCAATGGCCAGCTGACGTGCTGGCTACCCGCGGTGCGGTGCAAGGTCAAACCATCAACGCCCGCCCGTGCCTGACCATCAACAAGCTGCCGCAGCACGTGCGCCAGATTACCAACGACCAGCGGCAAAACCGCCCGTCGGGCAAGGTCATCCCTGCGGATGACAAGGCGGACGTTGAAGTCGCTGAGGTCTTTAACGGCCTTGTGCGCCACATCGAATACATCTCGGATGCGGACGTTGCCTACGATACCGCCTGCGAGAACCAAGTCAGCTACGGCGAAGGCTACATCCGCCTGATTACCGAGTACTGCAGCGACGATTCGTTTGACCAAGACATCAAAATCAAGCGTATCCGCAACTCGTTCTCGGTCTACATGGACCCGCTAATTCAAGACCCATGCGGCTCGGATGCCCAATGGTGCTTTATCACCGAGGACATTCCGCGCGAACAGTATGAGCGCGAGTTCCCGAACGCATCTCCGGTGGTCACGCTCCAGTCGCAAGGCGTGGGCGACCAGTCGGTGACGGTCTGGATTAACGAAGACACGGTGCGCATTGCCGAGTATTACTACATCGAGCATAGCGACGCCACGCTGAACCTGTACCCGGGCAACCAGACGGCATTCCAAGGCTCGCCTGAGGACAAGCAACTGCGCGCGATGGGCTTTTCGCCGATTCGTAGCCGTAAAGTGGCTGCCAAACGGGTGAAATGGTGCAAAACCAACGGCTACGAGATTCTGGAAGAGGCCGATTGGGCGGGCCAGTGGATTCCGGTTGTGCGCGTGGTGGGCAACGAATTTGAGGTCAACGGCCGCATCTACGTGTCCGGTTTGGTCAGAAATGCCAAAGATGCGCAGCGGATGTACAACTATTGGGTCAGCCAAGAAGCGGAAATGCTGGCTCTGGCGCCAAAAGCACCGTTTATCGGTTACGGCGGCCAATTTGAAGGCTACGAGAATCAGTGGAAGACCGCCAACACGCAGAATTGGCCGTATCTTGAGGTCAACCCCGATGTGACCGACGGCAACGGCGCCGTGCTGCCGTTGCCCCAGAGGGCAGCCCCGCCGCTGCCTCAGACTGGTCTGATTCAGGCCAAGATGGGCGCATCGGACGACATCAAATCGACCACCGGCCAGTACGATACCAGCCTGGGAGCGACATCGAATGAGCGGTCCGGCAAAGCGATTATGGCGCGCGAGCGTCAATCTGATACTGGTACTTACCATTACGTGGATAACTTGGCACGTGCTGTCCGCCATATCACGCGGCAAATCGTGGACCTTGCCCCCAAGATTTACGACACCCAACGCATCGCGCGTATCATTGGGGTAGACGGCGAAACCAGCATGGTCAAGATTAACCCTGACCAGCCGGAACCAGTTCGCAAGATTGTTGACCAAGCGGGCGTGGTAATCGACAAGATTTACAACCCGTCAGTCGGTAAATACGACGTTGTGGTCACTACTGGCCCGTCGTACATGACCAAGCGTCAGGAAGCACTGGATGCGATGGGCATGATTCTTCAGTCCAACCCGCAGCTGTGGCAGGTTGCTGGCGACCTGTTCATCAAGAACATGGATTGGCCGGGTGCGCAAGAGATGGCGGAACGCTTTGCTCGAGTCATTGACCCGAAAGTGCTGGGCGATGGTTCGGACGATAGCCCGGAACTTCAGATGGCCAAGCAGCAGCTGCAGGCAATGGGCCAAGAGCTAGACCAGCTGCATCAGATGATGCAAAACGTCGGCAAGTCCGTCGAAGTGCAGGACATGGAACGCAAGAACTTTGAGGCTGAAATCAAGGCCTATCAAGCCGAAACTCAGCGCCTGACCGCCGTGTCAGCTGCCATGTCGCCGGAGCAGGTGCAGGAAGTGGTCATGCAAACCCTGCGCGATGTGATGTCAGCGGGCGACTTGGTGATGGAGCAGCAGGGCATGACGATGCCGGGCGGCATGCCGGAGGGCATGGAGCCGAATGAGCCGATGGGCATGCCGGAACAAATGGAACCGCCGCAAGGCGAAATGATGCCACCTGAAGGGATGGGACAATGAAAGCCGCTGATTTCGTAGGCATGCTGTTTTTGGCGCGGGATGTCGCCCATTCGGTGCATCTGAACACCCGCAGCTACTCTAAACATGTTGCTTTAAACGCTTTTTACGACGAGATTGTCGAACTAGCGGATAAATTTGCGGAAGCCTATCAAGGTAAATATGGCTTGATTGGGCCGGTTTCGCTACAATCCGCCAAGAAAACGGGCAATATCCTTGAGTTTTTGGAGGGTCAGCTGGAGGAAATTCATGCCGACCGCTATAAGGTTGTCGACAAAGAATGCACCGCGCTGCACAATATCATTGACGAAATTGAGGGGTTGTACATGTCTACCCTCTACAAATTGCGCTTTTTGGCTTAAGGATTAACCATGTCTATTTACAAGCAGATTTCGGCTTCGGCCAACATCAAACCGATGGCCGGCAAGCTGAAAAGCATTTTTGTCAGCGCGGCTTCGGGTACCCCGACCATTACTGTGTATGATTCCGCGGCCACTAGCACGTCTGACCCGAAGATTCTGGACACCTTTACCCCGGTAGCAGCCACGGTGTATAACCTGTCTACCGAAGGCGCGTATGCCAAAAACGGCATCTATGTCGTTATTGGCGGTACTGTAAGCGCCACTATTGTTTTTGATTAAGTTTTGACCGTACAGGCGCGGTTCGCCTGGGATTCTTAAGGAATCGAAATGTCTGATGAAGTCACGTTAGCGGATACTCCCGCGCCAGTACCGGAACCGACGGCAGTACCGGAACCTGAAGCAGTAGCGCCGGAAAGTGAGCCAGCAGCAGCGCCTAAGACCTTCACACAAGAGGAGTTGGACGCGGCCATTGGCAAAAGGCTTGCAAGAGAACAACGTAAGTGGGAACGTGAGCAGTCCAAGCGTCAGCAACCTGTTGCTGCGCCTGTGGAAGTGCCTGGCTTGGAGAACTTTGAGTCCGTTGATGCGTATGCCGAAGCACTGGCTGCGCGCAAGGCTGAAGAACTTCTAGCCCAACGCGAAGCCGACCGTCAGCGTGCTGACCTCGTCGATGCGTATCATGAAAGAGAAGAGGAAGTTCGCAATAAGTACGATGACTTTGAACAAGTCGCGTACAACCCGAATCTCCGAATCACGACCGTGATGGCCGAAACCATTCAGGCGTCGGATATTGGCCCCGAGATGGCGTATTACCTCGGTTCTAACCCGCGCGAAGCTGACCGTATTTCCCGTTTGTCGCCGTTCCTTCAGGCCAAAGAAATCGGCAAGATTGAAGCCAAATTGAGCGACAATCCGATGCCGGTGAAAAAATCCACTAGCGCCCCGCCGCCGATTAACCCGGTAAAGGGTTCTGGCACTAGCGCACCGACTTTGGATACCACCGACCCTCGTTCGACTAAGTCGATGAGTACGTCGGAATGGATTGAAGCGGAGCGTCAACGCCAGATTAAAAAGTGGCAGGCGCAACGAAACCGTTAATTTTGAAAGGCTATCATGGCAAACTCGATTCTTACCATCGACATGATTACCCGGAAGGCTCTCGAGATTCTCGAGAACAACCTGGTAGTCTCCCGTAACGTCAACCGCCAATACGACGACTCGTTCGCCGTTGAAGGCGCAAAAATCGGCTCGACCCTGCGTATCCGCCTGCCGGACCGCGCTCTGGTCACTGACGGTGCCGCTCTGCAAGTTCAGGACGACAACGAACAGTACACGACCCTGACGGTCGCCAGCCAAAAGCATATCGGCGTGAACTTCACTTCCGCTGAACTGACCATGCAGCTGGATGACTTCGCTGAGCGTGTTCTGAAGCCGCGTATTTCGCAGCTGGCTTCCAGCATCGACGCTGACGTCGCTAACTCGTTCAAGAGCGTCTACAACTCGGTCGGTACCCCCGGCACGACCCCGTCGACCGCTCTGGCTCTGTTGCAAGCTCAGCAGAAGCTGAACGAAAACGCAGCTACCATGTCGCCGCGCTACGCTACCGTTAACCCGGCAGCCAACGCTGGCCTCGTGGACGGCATGAAGGGCTTCTTCAACCCGACCGACACCATCAGCCGCCAGTTTAAGAACGGCATGATGGGCGAAGGCGTTCTGGGCTTTGACGAAGTCAACATGTCGCAGTCCATCAAGAACCACACCACCGGCGCTTGGGGCACCTCGATTACCGTCACTTCGTCTGTGACGACTCAAGGCTCGACCACTCTGGGCATCAGCTTCACCGGCTCCAGCAAGACTTGGAACGTGGGCGATGTGTTTACCGTGGCAGGCGTGTATGCGGTCAACCCGCAGACCCGCGAATCGACCGGCTCGCTGCAGCAGTTCGTTGTCACCGCTGCCGCTTCGGGTTCGTCGACCGCTACTCTGACCGTGTCGCCGGCGATGTACACCGCTGACCAAGCACTGGCTACCATTGATGCGTTCCCGCAAGCATCGGCTGTGGTCACCATGCTGGGTTCGGCTTCGTCGCAGTACGCTCAGAACCTGATTTACCACAAGGACGCCATCACCCTGGCTACCGCTGACCTGCTGCTGCCGCAGGGCGTTGACATGGCTTCGCGCCAAGTCCACAACGGCATCTCGATGCGTGTTGTTCGTCAGTACGACATCAACAACGACCGTATGCCGTGCCGTATTGACGTTCTGTACGGCTACAGCGTGATTCGTCCGCAAATGGCTTGCCGCCTCTGGGGCTAAGTCTAAGGGGGGCTTCGGCCCCCTATTAACCTCTTTCTGCAAAGGAAATTATCATGGCACTTCCGAACGGCGCAGGCGGCTATCAAGTTGGCGATGGCAACCTCAACGAAGTTATCCTCGGCGTTCAGCCGGCACCGCAGACCGCGACTGCCACTGCAACTCTGACTGTTGCTCAAATCACTGGTGGCATTCTGCTGGGTTCGCCTGGCTCGTCTGCTGCTGCATATACTCTGCCGACCGGCACTTCGCTGGATTCGGCTGTCAGCAGCGCCAAAGTCAACAGCTCGTTTGATTTCAGCGTTACCAACGTGGACGGTTCGTCGGCTGGCGTCATCACCATGACCGCTGGCACGGGCTGGACCATCGTCGGTCTGGCAACGATTGCAGCAACCGCAGGCACCACCGGCCAGTTCCGCGCGCGCAAAACCGGCGACGGCACTTGGACTCTGTACCGTCTGGCTTAAACCTGACTAGCGGGGGGCTTCGGCTCCCCGCCTACACTATGCACATCTATCTCCAGCATCCGGTGCACGGCACCAAAGTAGCAGTTTCTACCGTCGAAGCCGAAATGGATGAACAAAACGGCTGGGTGCGGTATGATGTCGATACGCCTCCCGAGGATGCGGCTCCGGCCAATGAGCTGGAAGTAAAACGCCGTCGCGGTCGTCCGCCGGCACAGCCCGCAGAATAAGGAGCAGCAATGGCAACCGCCCTCGACCAGATTAAAGCAGCACTTCGGCTAATTGGCCAGCTGGCCGAAGGCGAAGAGCCATCTCCGCAAGCAGCGCAGGACGCGCTGTCCGCCATGAATCAGATGATTGATTCGTGGAACACTGAACGCCTGTCGGTGTTCAACACCCAAGACCAAGTATTCGACTGGGAGCCAAACGTCATTACGAAGACGCTTGGCCCTTCCGGCGATTTTGTCGGCAATCGTCCGGTTCTGATGGACGATGCCACCTATTTCCGCGACCCGTCTACTAACGTGTCGTTTGGCATCAAATTCATCAATCAGCAGCAGTACGATGGCATCGCGGTGAAAACGGTGACCAGTACTTATCCACAGGTCATGTGGATAAATATGGAGCACCCGAACATCACCATGACAATCTACCCGAAGCCGACGCGGGTGCTGGAATGGCACTTCATTTCGGTGGAAGAACTGTCGCAACCGGCCACGCTGCAAACGGATTTGTACTTCCCGCCGGGCTATCTGCGCGCGTTCAAATACAACCTAGCCTGCGAAATTGCGGCTGAATTTGGCGTTGAGCCGCCGCCGACAGTGCAGCGCATTGCGATGACGTCTAAGCGCAACCTGAAGCGCATCAACAACCCTGACGACATCATGTCGATGCCGTATGCGATTGTTGCATCGCGTCAACGCTATAACATCTACGCCGGCAATTACTGATGAAGACGCCGATTCTCGGGCAGTCCTATGTCGCCCGCAGCGTCAATGCTGCGGACGCGCGCATGGTCAATCTGTTTCCCGAAACCATCCCGCAGCCAGACGGCAAGGACGCAGGGTTCTTGAATCGTGCGCCGGGCCTGCGTAAGCTGGCGCTGGTCGGTACCGGTCCAATCCGCGGGCTGTGGGCATACGGCGACTATCTGTACGCCGTATCTGGCGCGCGCCTGTACCGCATCGACAGCAACTGGGCGGTCACTCAAATCGGCGGCGTGTCAGGCACGGGTCAGGTTTCGATGGTTGACAATGGCACCCAGCTGTTTATTGCGGCCAACCCGGATGGCTATATCTACGATGCCAGCACTCAGCAGTACGCTCAGATTACCGACATCGATTTTCCTGGCGCGATAACGGTCGGGTATTTGGACGGCTATTTCGTGTTCCAAGAGCCGAATTCGCAGCGATTTTGGACTTCTGAGCTGCTTGATGGCACTCAGATTGACCCATTGTCATTCGCCAGCGCCGAAGGCATGCCAGACAATCTGGTGTCGCTGTTCGTTGACCACCGCGAAGTGTGGCTTTTTGGTACACAATCGGTCGAGGTCTGGTATGACGCCGGCACGGCCGGCTTCCCGCTGGCTCGTATTCAAGGTGCGGTCAACGAGGTTGGCTGCGCGGCTACCTTCTCGGTGGCCAAGATGGACAACTCGCTGTTCTGGCTGGGCGCGGACGCCCGTGGCCAAGGCATCGTGTTCCGCGCGCAAGGCTATTCTGGCCAGCGCATTTCGACCCACGCCGTCGAATACGCCATCCAAAGCTACGGCACGATTTCGGATGCCGTGGGCTTTACCTACCAGCAAGATGGTCATTCGTTCTATGTGCTGACCTTCCCGACCGCCCAAAAGACCTGGGTATTCGATGTGGCTACCGGCGCATGGCATGAGCGCGCCGGCTTCGCTAACGGCCGTTTTATCCGCCACCGCGCCAACTGCCAAGCGTTCTTCAATAACCAGATTGTTGTTGGCGACTTTGAGAACGGCAAAATTTATGCGTATGACCTTCAGGTCTACGCGGACGATACTTTTCAACAGAAATGGCTGCGGTCTTGGCGCGCGCTGCCACAAGGCCAAAACAACCTGAAGCGCACCGCCCAGCATACGCTACAGCTGGATTGCGAAACAGGCGTGGGCTTGTCTACCGGTCAAGGCTCTGACCCGAAGGTCATGCTGCGCTGGTCGGATGATGGCGGTCATACTTGGTCGAATGAACGCTGGGCGAGCATTGGCAAGATTGGGGCGTATGGCTTCCGCGCATTCTGGCGCCGGCTGGGCATGACCCTGAAGCTGCGCGACCGCGTGTATGAAGTGTCTGGCACTGACCCGGTTAAGATTTCGATTATCGGTGCCGAACTGGAACTGAACGGCACCAATGCCTAATCCGGATAACGAACCGCAACTGCCCAAAAACCAGTCGCCGATTGTCGACGACCGGACGGGGCTGGTTTCGCGTGACTGGTACCGATTTTTCCTGAATCTGCTGAACAAAGCCAACTCCGGCGGCGGAGGCGGCGGTTCAGGCACGGTCACGTCTGTTGACGTATCGGGCGGCGGCACTGGGCTTACCACCTCCGGCGGTCCAGTCACTACCTCGGGCACGATTGCCTTGTCAGGCACGCTGAATGTTGCCCATGGGGGCACCGGCGCCACTACGGCATCCGGCGCACGCACAAACTTGGACGTACCCAGTACCAGCGGCAGCGGAGCCACCGGCAGCTGGGGCATATCGGTCACCGGCACCGCGGGTAACGTCACGGGCACGGTAGCCGTCGCCAACGGCGGTACGGGAGCCACGACGCCTGCCGGCGCTCGCACGAACTTGGGCGCGGCGGCCTCGGGCGCGAATAGCGACATTACGTCGCTGTCAGGCGTCACCGGCGGCATCAGCACACCGCAGTTCATCCAAATGGATGATGGTACGGGGCAAGCTTTGGTGGCGGGCAAAATGTGGTACACCCCCGCCACAGGCGCTTGGAACTTGGGCATGGGTAACGGCAATATCACCCAACAGGTGGGTGAAGAGCTGTTCTTGTACGGCAAGGCTTCTTCGGCCATCACAGACTCCCCGCTTCAGATTATTTACCAGACCGGCACCGTGGCCGCGTCTGGTGTGGTGACCTTTGCCCCGACCGTATCAGGCATCACTGACGGAAATCTGATTGTTGGCGTTGCAACGGAATCCTTAGCTTTAAATGGGTTTGGCCGAGTCACAACTTTTGGTGTGGTGCATGGCATTACCACCAATGGCGCAGCGTATGGCGAAACTTGGGCTGACGGCGACATCATTTGGTACAACCCGGTCACCGGTAACCCGACCAAAACCAAGCCGACCGCACCAAACATTAAGGTGCAAGTTGGTACGGTTATCAATGCAGG